TAACGCTGCCTCTTTAGACCCTAGAGAGTCAACTTCCATTGTTTGATTGGAAGATTGAGAGTTTAGAAGTTCTGATCTCAGTTGAGCTAATTCAGCATTTTGTTGAGCTATAACTTCTTCACGTTCTTTGCGTTGTGAAACAAGTTGACGGATTCGCTTTTCAGCACCCTTTGTTTTTATTCCGTCTAGTTCTTCCATTTCCTGTTGAGGTTCTTCTGCAACTTCTTCCTCAACTTCGGCTTCCACAGTTTCATGAGTAATAGGAACTTCATCTGGTTCCTCTATCTCAAAGTCTTGTTGTGGTTCTTCTTTCTTCTCTACATTAGATTTATTACGATAGGCTTCAACATCCATTTCGGCCCATTCGGTATTTGTTTCTTCGCTCATTTTTATTCTGTCCTTTTACGTAGGCTGGTCTACGATTACGCAGCTTCAGTTGTTAAATTAAACATTGTATCTAAGTAGGCTGGATCATCAACTTTCATAATAATTTGATCATCAAACAATAATATCAGACGTACACCCTTATATACAAATTTATGTCCTATGTGCCGACCATATGCTACAAAGTCTTTTGCTTTACACCATTGACCATTAGGAAACTTATTAGGGTCTTTATAGGCTGTTTCGCCTACAGCTAGTACACGACCTACTGTAGTCAAATACTTTACATCATCCTTAAACTGATCAGGAAGAATAATCCCTCCTTTAGTTTCAGTCCTAATAGCTACTGGTCTTACCAAGACATGGTATCCTGGTAAACTTGGTAGGGGATTAGGATCAGCTACATCATTGTCACTAATCCATTCATCGTTCTTTATAGCACCGCTAAGTCTTGCATGTTGCATTGGTAGTGTTACTCCTCATCTGGATCACTAAATTGGTTGGATATATCTTGAAGAACGGTTAATGACTTTTCCATTCCCTTAATAATTCCTACCATATATTTGTACTCATCATAAGAGATACAACTACCTGATGCAAGGTTTAATTTTACTTCGTCTAGTTCCTTTTCAATTTGATTGGTAAAATAATATGTGTCAATAAATTTACTGTCAGGAAGTACTTTCATTTAACCCTTCTTCTTTAACGGACTATTCTTAGGTTTACGTGCTTTTTTACCAGGATGGATATGCCACTTAGAGCTACGTCCACGACCTGCACCAGCCCATTCCCCTACACCTTTTTTACCACTATCTTTTAAAGCCATTTACCTAATCTCCGCACCATGTCCACGTAGGGCAATACCACCACTGGATAGATTAATACGTCCACGCTTCTTCGCTTTGCTGCCGTGTTTACCGTAAGAATCATCACGGCTGGCTGCAAGTTGTTTTGCAGTACGCTTCTTCTTTACTCGCATAGCGATGGATTCATCTTTACGGTCAGTATAGCCTTGTTTTTTCTTACCGACTTTACCACCTTTTTTCATCATCTTCTTTCGATCAGCTTCCGAATACGTACCTGACCGCTTCATCTCCGCAGGGGAAAGCCCCACTCTACTCATACCCGGCATGTTTTTTCTCCTTTTTGCATTACCTAAGTTTGGTGTTAGTTCTTTTGATATGTTTGATCTTGATATCATAGTTAGTTATAAAAACCTTTAATATTATTCCACTTTGCTTTACCTGGTACATTAAAGCTTTTATTAATAAAATCTACATTTTCTTTTGTAGGTGATAAAAATCCTAAACTAAATATTAATTTAGCTACTCTGTTATCTTGTCCTACTGAAGTTTTTGTAACTCCATCTTTTTTAACAGTTCTACGAGATTCAGCAATAACGTCTTTTAAAGTTTCGTTACTAGGAGCTTTTTCATACTTTGTTAATGCATTTACTAGTTTTCCATAAGTTGTACCAGTATTAAATTTAGCATCTATAATTAAAGCTTGAGACTTAGGAGATAATTTATTATATTTAGCTCCTACTTCTCTACCTAAATCTGCTGATACATCATCTGCAACTTCAGAAGCCACCACTAAAGCTTGAGATTGAGTAAGATTTTGTAAATCGTAACCTAATTTATCAGATACTTTTTTATTTCTTTTGTATGCAGCCGTTCTTTTAGGATCAATAACAACGCCATAAGGAGCAGTCTTAATCTTCTTTTGATCTTTATGATACTTTGTTCCTTCTAATATTCCTAAAATAGAAGCTAGAGAACTTGCTCCTCGTGGTTCTTGAGGCATTCCAGGAGAAGGTAGTGAAGGAACTCCTTTAGAGGGAACAGGAGGAGCAGGAGGAGCCGCTGGAGCAGGAGTAGCTGCACTTTCTATACTAGGAGGAGCATCGGTAATTTGGCTTATAAGTTCTGTTGATATATCTTCTTCCACTTTAGGTGTTCCTTTGAGTGAAGCTAAGAACGCATCATGTTCTTTTTTCCAAGCCTGTGCTGCTTCGGGAGTACTTCTTGCTCGTAATTCTGCACCAAAACGATCTGTTATATCTTCCCCAAGATTAATCCCAGATGTAAGACGCCCAGTTCTTTTTGGACCTATTGATTCTAATTCCTCAACTTGTACTTCTCCTATAGTAGGGGCTACATAGCCTTCCATCGGATCAAGAGTACGTACACCAGAGACATAATCTTCAGTATCTATATAATCTTCAGTAGTTGCGCGTGTAGTTCTTCCTAAGTCTGTAGGTCTTTGGGGAGGAGTAAGTCCTAATGGAGATGGCATATTTGAATCAGAAGTTGATGGTTCAGGAGCTTCGAAGTATGATCCAAGTTGATTTAGTACATCCATTATACTAACACCTAATTGGTTAGCATAATCTCCAATCATACCAAAGACTGTACCACCTTGATTAAAAGTTTCAGGACGTAAAGTAACTTCTTCTTTTAGTTTTTCTACAGTAGCACCTGTTTCTTTCATTAAGAGCTTCATCATCTCAATAAGAAACTTATCATCTCTATCAGCGGTTTTACTAGAGGCTACAATTTCTCTATCTCTAGCCACTCCTTTAATCTTAGCAAGTTTTTCTGCCGCATCTACTTCAATTTTATCTTTCTCAAGATCAAGTTTTTCTTCTTGTAATGCAATGTCAGCAGCTTTTTGTGCTGCATCAATTTTAACTTTTTCTTTTTCAAGTTCTAATTGCTGACGTTGTAGTTCCAGAGTCATCCGTTCTAAATCTTGTACATTACCCTGTTCAGCCATGCGTTGGTTATTCTGAAGGATTTCTTGTGCAGCCCCTTGAGTAATTTTACTAATAGCTTCTGGACTTCCTACACCAGCTTGTTCCACCCCTTGAGTGAGCATACCAGACATCTGTTCTTCATACTGCATAATCATATGTTCACGAATATTTGCTTGAAGTACAGGGACTAAAGCTTGCATTAAAGGATTCTGTCCAAGGGTAGGATCAGCAATAAAAGATTGTTTAACTGTTATGTGAGCTTGGTGATCCTGTCCAGGAAAAGCTTTAATAGGTAATCCTTGTGCAGCCGCATTAAGATCAGAGATAGGATCACGAGGTTCTGCATGTTTCTCAGGAATAAGGAACTGATCTGGATTCTCAATACCTGTAGCATCCAACATCACTCTATTAATCTCTCGCAGGTTATACATACCCTGTGGAGCTTGTTGAGCCATCTGCATAACTGTTTGAGCCATAGCTAAACGGTGAGAAGCAGATGGTACATTAGGATCAGATACAGGAATAACGTCAATTCGACCATCAAAATCACTTTTAAATATTTGTCCTTCGATATGAGCAATATCATAAGGATACTCATTAGGCAGGAAATCATAGTTAATACGAGAAAGAATACGTAGTTCCTGACGCTGGCTATAATGTAATCGTTTATGAATAGCACTAAAGAACTTCGTAGATGCCTCTAGAAGGGCCAAGGTTGTCCCTACAGGGCCATAGTTGGTTGAATCCGATATAACCTGCTCAGTGGCATCAGCAAATTTCTGTCCAGCCGCTGTAACAAACTGAAGCATTTGCATTAAAGTTTGGGAAGGTTCCTTGTAGGGCAGGGGAATGATAGATTTAGTTAGATCAATTCCAGTAGCTTCTACTTCTTTAAATTCACCCGGAGCAATTGCATCGTTACTTCCTACAATACGTACACCACGAGCTTTGAATCCCCCAGGGAGAGTCGCAAATTGACCTGCATCTACAAGGTTCCTTACAGCAGCGGTAGCTGTTGCTGTTAGATTACCAAGGAAATGGATAAATCCTAGACCATAGAAACCAAATCCCGGTACAAAACGATAGTGAGTAAACCAGTGAAGCTTCTCTTTACGCGGATCACTTTCACTCCAGTTTCTCCGAATACAAAGAATTTTACGACTATGCTCATCTACCGATACAATATACGGTAGAGCTACAGTCATAGCATTATCTTCATCATCTACTTCTTCTTCAATCTCCAGATAACAATGCTGTTCCAGAATAGTATACTGTGGTTCATCATCGTAGTTAGGGGAGATACCAAGGATCATATCCATCTTGGATTTAATTGGAGTAGGTTCTACAGGAGTAGCGTCAGGAAGGCCTTCATCATCGTAATGACTAATTGTGTACATCCCTGCTTCGATGTCACGTTTAAGGTCATTCGGGGAACGATAGACTACATGAGTATATCTTTCTGCATTCTGTAGATCAGAAGCAAAGTTAGAAATATAAAACTGGTCAATAGGAACAAACTCACTCATAGGACGTTCCAAGGCCATGTCCCAATAAGTTTTCTTAAAGGCTGAACCAAAGACAGGTAGATTAAACAGCATCCGTTCCAGTTCACTGAAGTATTCAGGCATCTGATCAGTTAACTGGTAGTTCATGAAGTTCATTACACGGGTAGCTTGACGATCCTTTTCAATAGTAGGATTACCAAGTATCTGTGTTTTTACTGGACCTTTAGAAGGAAATAATTCTTGAGTAGCTTTAGATTGGAACTTAACAGCCGATTCAATTAACAAAGGATGAACAGCCGTACATGCCCCTTCAAATGGTTCACTGGTTTCACGTAGCTTCAAGCCAAGAAGATCAAAGCCTTTTTCAAACGTAGCTTCCCATTCTCCACGACTTTCCTTATCCGCTTCAAAACCTTCTATAACTTTAGAAGCAATATCATCAAGTTCACTAGCTTCAAGTTTATCTACAAGGTTTTCATTATGGTCATAGGTCATTTCTTCGACCATTTCCATTATCATATCTACAGGAGATTCTTCTTCTTCTGGTAAGATGATTTCAATTTCAGATTCTTCCACCATCATACCAGCGGGATTACCAGGGGTAAGATAAGGATTCCGTTCTACGTTACTACTCTCAGCCATAAGTTTTTACTCTATTCAAAGTCTATACTAAGTAGGTCAGGTGGTTTAGAAACAGGCTCACAATCACATGTCTCAGGATCGCATTCGCAACCTAGCCTACCGCATTTCGGACATTTACCCAAGTCTTCTTTTGTTTTATAATCATCCATTATATCGTCCTCTAAAGGAGCGGTGTATACGCTCATTTACCTTTCCTCATTTTCTTAAATGTTTTAGCAAGATTGGCTTGACGGCGTGTAGTAGGATTAGAACTTTTTGCAGCTTTATTAAGCTGAGAAGACGTAATAGTCTTACCCTTCTTTACACCAAGTTTTTTACGCAAAGCACCGGGACGTTTAACAGCCCCTTGAATCCAGTTCTTACCACCAGATTTCTTTTTCTTAGAAGTGGAACCACCTTTTTTGTATTCCACCTTTTGACCTGTCTTAGCTGCATGAGCCGCTGCTTTCTTACGACCTGCTGCATCATAAGTAAAATGTTTGTCTCCTACTTTTGGCATATCATTAACTCCTTGTTACCGCGCCACCGCCTTTAAGGGCAATACCCATTCCACGACCTACAATCCCACCTCCACGTTTAGTAGAAGCTTTCTTTTTATTTCTGGCTTTAATTCGTTTTACTTTTTCACCAGTAGACCTTCCCCACAACTCCGAATATTCTGGTTCCATTTCTGTAGACTTTGGATAAGAACCAGGAAATATTCCGCGCAAGACATCATCTACTGCACGACCCGTGGGGCTTGTTTTATTCTTAGCCCTATTCTTTCTAGCTTTTGCATGACGGTCAAGACTCTTCTTAGCGTCTATATCTACTTTTTCAGGGAGATACTCTTGACGTTTACCTTTAATAGCTTCGCGTTGTCGGGCTTTAGCCGCATCCAACTTCTTTTTCATTTTAGCTCTTTTACGTTGAGCTTCAATAGTACCTCGTGTCGTAGCCATTTCTAAATCCTCCAATATCCAACCCGTTTGGGTTTATGATAATTATCTTCAATCTCATTTATTTGGAAGGCATCAAGTGGGTGATCAATCTTCCATGAATCTTTCATATATAATATAGCCATTACCATTGCATCTACTTGGTCATCATAGGTTGCATGGGGAAAGGCAGCAGCTTCATTAATTAAATCCTGTGCAAAAGGTTTGTTAGGAACCCAGACTCTTCCCGCTTCAAGTATTGGTGTTGAGGCATTAGCTCTAGTAACCTTATCTCTATCAGGGTTATATTCAAGAATAGGCAAGCCAGCCCTTCTCATATCTTGAATGAGAGACTGACCTGACGCTTTCTTTTCAATTATTATAACATCTGGCTCATAACTATCATACATCTCTTGTGCAGTACTACGCAACTCTGGATACTCTAATCTTTCCCTCATATTACTAAGAAGGATAAGATTAGACACCATAGCTTCTGTACCATAGCTATCTGTCATAACTCTATTAAATATTCCCCAAGTTTGAATAACAGAATAATCAGCAGTAGTTTTAGCAGAAAAAGCTGTATCACAGGTTTGGATAATAAAATCACAATCAGGAGGATCATCACTATATTCCCAAATCTTAAACCAATCCTTTTTAAGGATACCACCATCATCGGGTGTTGGGTCTTGCATATATAGAGATTGCCAGTACTTACTACCGTTTTGTGATCTTATTTCTATTTCATCTTTTTTTAACAACTCATTAGGCTTCCACTCAGGAAAATATGAGGAGCCTACAGGAAGATCAAGTATGTCGGAAGATTCGTCATCCAACCAAGCAGGTATCTTAATAACTTCCCATTCATCAATCTCTATTTGATCTTCTTCATCATCAAAGATAGTTTCTTTTTTTCTTTCCTTTTCTGTTTCCAGAAGCCAGCCACAGATGTCATCTTCATGGTAT